CGCCATTATGTCTACTGTGAACCCTGCTGTTGTTCACTTAATGTATTGGGGCACAACTGTGGCGGGTCATGAGGTGTATGAGAACAGTGACTATGCCGAGATGATCAATCGCACCAAACCAGTTATGGCAGGGGGCACTGACCCAACGTGCTTGATTGAATATATGCAAGAGAATCACATCGACCCTACCTGCGTAGTCATGTTGACTGATGGCTACGTTCATGGGCGATGGGGTCAGTGGGATTGTCCAGTTTTGTGGGCAATCACCACGAAGATTAGAGCCGATGTTGGTACCACAATTTTTATCTAGGAGAGTGAATGGGGATTGAGATTAAGTTACCGCTTTGGCTTCGTGCAACGGTCGATCTAGATACCACAACTGTTGTATCTGTACAGTTGTATGCAACCTACATTGACCCAAAGCGCCAGTTGTCCTCTACGCTTATTGGACAACTTCGGTTTATACCTTCAGTTCCGGTGATGGACGTACCGGAACCGTTGGACACCATGATCATGCAAGTGTTTGTCACTCGACAAAATACAGGTAACCGCAAGATTGTAAGACCTAATGTTGTTTGGATTTATGACGCTCACATGACAGCACAAGAGTTAGAACGTATTACCTTAGACGACCGGTTCCGGTTTGTGCAGTTTTCAAAGACAAACCTTTACCCACTTTTGATAGATGAACTTAAACTTTTAGGAGAGACTGATGGCACAAAAGAAACGTAACCCCCGTATGTCTGCACAGACCCGTAAGATTCTTAAACTTTTGGATTCAGGCGCATCGCCAACAGAAACCGCAAGGACTTTGGGTATACCAAGAGGCCGTGTATACAACGCACGTTATTTGTATCGGAATAAGAAAGGTGCTCGACCTACACCGGCTAAAGCACCCACACCCATTAAACCCGCACAGCCCAAGAGCCTGTGGCAACGTATCAAGGAATGGTTATGCTGATGGACAAGAACTTTAAATATAAGCCGGGCGCAGATTGCCAGAGCATCTGGCGTAAGTATGGGTGGGTTCCACCCACCGAGTACCGCAACGATTATTTGTTTAACCAGAACAGGGACGATGGCAACAATGAAGACAATCATTCATGTAAACCAACATCAGATTAGACACAACGCTAAGCACGGTACAAACGACCCAGTGCTGACAGTCAAGACCTACAAGAGTAATACTTATGCACACGAAGTACACATCAAAGGCGAGAGCAAGGTGGTGTACAGCGCAGACAAACCTCTGTCATGCGGTGCTCGTGTGTGGGTAGAAACAGAAGCCGAAGTGGAGATATTGTCATGAAACCTAAAGCTCACCTAGTACTTTAGTTAGCAGTCAAGCAAGGGATAGACATGGGATGGGCGCGAGCGCACAAACACACAGACAATCCAGACGAGAACCTGATTAAGCAAGAGATAGACCACGAGATCACCAACGCCATTTATGAATGGTTTGACATGGGAGGCAGTGATGAAACAGTTTGACTTAGAAGCCGCCAAGCGTGGCGAGCCTATCGTATGCAGGGACGGTAAACCTGCGAAGTTTATTGCTCATGTGCCGGAGGCACACCCGACACAAAAGCTTGTCGTTCTTGTAGGTGAAAACATTTTTGGGTATCTGGAGTCTGGTTCGTGGACTGGAGTTAACGATGACGAATCCGACCTATTCATGGCTCCGAAGAAACGCACGGTGTGGGTGAATATATACGGAACAAGCGCTACGGTTTACTGTTCCGAGCAAGACGCAGACAAGCGCGCGATCTCATGGCGCATCGGCAACCGTGCATACCCAGTGGAGGTTGAAGAATGAGCATTGAAGCGATGAAACAAGCGTTGGATGCGCTAGATAACGGTAAACGAGTACGGGCTTGCGAAGGAGGCACGGCTTATCAGCCTGACCTAGAAGACAATGCCATCAAATCACTACGCCAAGCCATTGAGCAAGCAGAGAAAACCGAGATGAAAGACTGGGAAGCAATAGCCGCCGATCAAGCTATGACGATTGCGATGCTAAAGCAACGTGAATGGGTGGGTCTGACGGAGGAAGAATGGACTTACATCTGGAAAGAAGCTGACACAGACATGTCGATGCAATACGGTAGAGAAGATGCCGAACGAATGATCGAAGCCAAGCTAAAGGGGAAGAATCATGGATAAGAACCTAATCGAATGCGCCACTTGTGGCTACCCGTTGACCAAAGATGAGCGATTTGGGCTTGTTGAGATGGATGGCAAGATGCGTAAACCGTGGGTCGGGCTGACGGATGAGGATATAAAACCGTTGTGCGATGAGTGGAAAATTATGTTTGGGAGCTGGGCGCATGACTTCGCCCGTGCCATCGAATCCAAGCTCAAGGAGAAGAATCATGAACCAAGAAAGCAATACAAAGACCTCTGCGGAAACGACTAAGCACCCGTCAGGCTTGACGTGGGAACGCTGGCGACAACCATTCAAGATGCCACACGAACGCAAGATGATTCAGGAATGGTTGCAACGCAGGACGGGACAATACTTGAATGATGGCAGTACGCCTTTTTAGGAGAATGAAATGACTGACGAAGATAAAGCATGGGAAGAACATAAGATGATGCACGATGTGCATGAGCGCAACAAGGGAGCAATGGCGGCGTGGAACGCGACAGGTCTTTATATTGCAGAAAATGCTGAGAGGCTAGGACGTATCAGTATCAGACAAGCCTACGAGCGAGGCTTCCTAGATGGTTACAGAACGAAAGGAGAGGACAGTGGGAAAAACTAGGTCACTTGCAGGCATGACGCTTGAACAGCTAACTAAATATGATCGTGCCATAGTGCGTGTGTTAATCAAACTATTTATGGATGGCAAGGAAGGCACAGCACAGCATCTGTCAGCAATAACAGGCCAAAAACTAGATACAGTACAACACGGCCTACGTGATCTAAAAAGTGCCGGACATATTCGTATATGTGGATGGTCTCCTCCCGATGGTGGTCGCACAAATTGGTCTCCTATCTATGAGGCGGGCAGTAGACCCGATGCGGCTAAACCAAAGGCTAAGGATCATCGTGGCTACAAGGCGCGCAAGGAACAACGAGATCGTAAAACCGAAGCAGAGAAAGTGCTTGAGGGTAAACGCGCAGTAACTAAAGAAGTTGCAGATGTATTGAAGCCACGACTCACACCTGATCAGGCACATGAGACAAACAGAAGATACTGGAACTGGATAAGCGGAGGTGCATATGGATAACCAGAAAGGAGAGTATCGAATCAAGATATCGGTGCGTAACAATCTAATTCTAAAAGCAATTGAAGATGCGGGTTATGAGTCCGTGGCGCATTTTTGCAGGAGTAACAATATTAACCTTGTTAGTATGCACAACATAGTTGGCCTGAAGATGTCACCCATAGGCAAAAAAGGTGAGTTCTGTAAAGTTGCCAAACAAACAATGGAAGCACTTTGTTTGTGCCCTACTGATTTATGGACATCCGAACAACTAAACATGAGCATAAGTAGTAACGTCAGGGAGTTTTCTGTAGAAGAGGATGAACTGTTCAAAATAATGACAGGCGGTATTAGTGATATGTTGAATGGGGATGATCCTGAAAAACAGTTTCTGCATGCTGATCTCAAGAACGACATGGGAAAAGCTATCGCAAGCCTAACCCCTAGAGAAGCAGAAGTTTTGAGGTTGCGCTTTGGCCTTGATGACGGTGAGGAACTCACTCTGGAGGAGGCTTCACATCGTTTTGATGTGACTAGGGAGCGTATACGTCAAATAGAGGTGAAAGCACTTCGCAAGCTAAGGCACCCATCCCGTGCAGACCGTTTAATTGAGCATACAGATCCCGAAACTATAGAGGAGTATCGGCTCTTAGCAATGTCAAGAATGCACGACCCCTCGAACAAAGGAGAGGTATATGAATAACCCCACCGCATTGGGTGATCTACTCAAACTTAAACTGGACGAGAGCAGGATGAAAGAACTGTACCGACACAACACATTGGAACTAGAACGTCAACGTGTACATCAGGGTGGGTCTGAGCACTACACCGAGATGTCTGTGCAACCGTGGGAGGTTATAGACTCATGGCCAGCCGAACAGCAGATAGGCTACCATCGCGGCAACATTCTGAAGTACACCATGCGTATGGGCAGTAAAGACGAACGACTCAAAGAAGCCAAGAAGATCAAGCACTACGCTGAGAAACTTGTTGAGGTATTGGAGAGAGTAAATGGCGCAGACACCTGAGAAGGCGGTCAAGCAAAAGGTGGTAAAGATACTGAACAGTTATGGTGCTTATCACTTCCCCCCTGCAACATATGGCCTTGGCCGTTCGGGTATCCCCGACATTGTGGGAAGTTACAAGGGAAAGTTTTTTGCTATTGAGTGTAAGGCAGGTAAGAATAAACCGACTGCGTTACAGTTGCGAGAGATGATCGCTATCAATGACTCAGGCGCTCAAGCCATTGTGGTCAATGAAAACAACATAGGCGATGTAGCGAAATTACTGGAGAGTCTTTAATGAGTATTATCACGTTCGATCTTGAGTGTTACTACGATGACGAGTATTCCCTACGCAAGCTAAGCACCGAGGCCTACATTCTAGATCCACGGTTTGAGTTGATTGGGTTTTCCATCAAGGTGGACAACGAACCCACCGTTTGGCATACAGGTGACGAGGCCGAAATGGAACGCATACTGCGGTCGTATGACCTTGAGTCGCACATCCTGTTGGCACAAAACACCATGTTCGATGCAGGCGTGTTGAGCTTCCGGTATGGTATACACCCTCAGAAACTTATGGACACAATGTGTATGGGACGTGCGTCATTAGGCGTGGATAAGTCAGTCTCACTGGGTAACCTAGCCAAGCACTTTGGTGTAGGTGAGAAGGGCAATGAGGTCATAGCCGCTAAGGGCAAACACCGCAAAGACTTCACCCCTGCGGAGCTTGCCCAGTATGGCAAGTATTGTGTCAACGACACCGAGCTTACCCGTGCGATTGCCGACTGCATGTTACATCAAGGGTTCCCTGTATCTGAACTTAGCTTGATCGACCTTACACTGAAGATGTTTACGCGACCATCGTTTGTGCTGGACGCTAGTGCACTTAAGAAGCATCTGAATCGTGTTCGTAAGGACAAGCGCAACCATCTCATGCGGGCGCTATTGGCTATTGGGGATCAAGAAGGTGCCGAGCTAGTTCTTACTGACAAACTCACGCTAGAGAATACCCAGAAGCTTTTACGTTCAAAGGACAAGTTTGCTCAGCTACTGAAGCAAGTAGGCATCGAGCCACCCACCAAGGTAAGCCCCAAGACAGGCAAAGAGTCATGGGCGTTTGCCAAGACCGATCTAGCCTTTAAAGAGTTGGCAGAGCATGAGGATGAGCGGGTGCAGACATTGGTCGCCGCAAGGCTGGGGGTGTCATCGACTCTTGAAGAAACGAGAACCCAGCGATTTATTGACACGGCCAAGCGTTCAGGACCCGCAACGGATGGCCGATTCCCTATCCCACTCAAATACTCTGGTGCTCGTACACACAGGTGGAGTGGTTGTCTAGTATCCAATACTGAGGTTTTAGTTTATAATTTACAAAATGGTATTGAAACAAAAAGAATCACTGACGTACTACTCGATGACCTAGTATGGGACGGGGAGGAGTTTGTCCCGCATGAAGGCGTTAAGTTTAGTGGGTTTGCAGAAGTGATTACTTGGGACGGAATAACAGGAACGCCAGATCATGTCGTATACACCAACATTGGGCCGCTTAGCCTATCTGAAGCAATGCAGGGACAACACCGAATTACGACTGCGGCAAGCCCTACTGAACACGATGTGGACACCGCTAGAGTCGCTACGGGTAACATCACAAACAAAGATCCTGTGTAAATGCCAGTGCGGGGTGGAGCGCCATGTGCGGGCATCTGACTTACTTGTTGGGTGTAGTAAATGTTGTCGGTCGTGCTCAACTAAATTAAGGATGCAGGCACTTACAAAAGAAACTCGGGCTAAGCAAGCACGAAAGGCTTCAGATGCCGCCGCGAGGTCCGCCACAAAAAAGCGCAACACTGACCCGTACATAATTAAGTATGGGACCAACGTGGTAACGCAACACAGACTGCGTATGCAATCAGCTAAGGACCGATGCCATAACAAAAACACGCCTACATACAATAACTATGGGGGTCGGGGAATTGAGTTTAGATTCCCCACCGCGCTGATTGCCGCTAAATGGGTGCTGGATAATATTGGCCCATGTCCTTCTCGCGCACATTCTATAGATAGGATAGACAACAACCGCCACTATGAACCGGGCAACCTGCGGTGGGCAACACGGGCGGAGCAGGCTAGAAACAAACGGATGTACCGCAGGACAGCCGTAGGGGAGCGGATACGGTATCTACATAACTTACGCCGCGATGTAACGTATGAAACTTTGCGTATATGGATTCACAAAGGTTTGAGTGACGAAGAAATATTATCTAGGAGAAAGTATGCTGGTTCCTGTGTATGACATAGTTAATTGTGGCCCACGACATCGGTTTGTAGCCAACGGCAAGATAGTGCATAACTCCGATCGGGTCAACCTACAAAATCTTCCGAGTCGCGGCGACACCTCACTGAAGAACTGCATCCGTGCCCCGCAGGGCCATACGATCGTGGGTGCTGACCTATCGAACATTGAGTTGCGTGTGGGCCTATGGTTCGCTGACCAACAAAACAGTTTGGACATCATCGCCGAAGGTCTGGATTTGTATAAAGTGTTTGCTACGCAAGTGTTCGGTGTGGACTATAACGATGTGAATGACAATCAGCGGTTCATCGCTAAGACATCTCAGTTGTCCCTCATCTACGGAGTCGGAGCCGCTAAATTACGCAACGCCATTCAGGTCGCATCGGGAAAAGATATAGGACAGGATGAAGCCGAGCGCATTGTGCGCCTGTACCGCACCCAACACGCCAAGGTCAAGCAGATGTGGGACATTGGGGAAATTTGTTTGCAGTCCATTAACAGTGACGAGCGCCACGCATATGGCAGGAACGATGTGGTGAGTATCTGCGGCACCGATGGTTGCAGACTACCCGTGGGTCTCTACATGCGATACCCCGAGCTTCAGCGCATAACTGAAGATAGCAGAACGCAGTGGGTTTATAATACCCGTAGAGGCAGAGAGTATATCTACGGAGCGAAGTTTTATCAGGGGCTTGTGCAGGCGTTGGCTAGATGCATTATGGGAGAGCAGATGCTTCACATAGCCAAGAAGTATCACATTGCGCTGACCATCCATGATGCGGTCTATCTGGTGGTTCCTGATAATGAAGTAGACCAAGCGGTTGCATTCTTGAAGGATAAGATGTCTATCGCTCCCGCATGGATTCCCGGTATACCCTTGAAAGCCGATGCTCATTATGGACAAACTTTGGCGGATGCTGGATGAATATTTCATGGTCTTTTTCTTCTCTTAAAACTTTCAAGACATGTCCCAAGCAGTATTACCACCTGAAGGTGGTTAAGGACGTGAAGGAAACATTCAACGAGGCGGCGCTGTATGGCAACGAAGCACATAAAGCGGCGGAAAAGTACGTTCGGGATGGGGAGCCAATCCCCGCCAAGTTCTCTTTTATGCAAGAGCAGATGGACAAGTTAAAGGCCATGAAAGGCGAAAAGTTTTGTGAACAACGCATGGCTATAAATCATTCGATGGAAGCATGCAAGTTCTTCGACAGCGAGGTTTGGCTACGGGGTATTGTCGATCTGCTCGTGGTCAGGGAGGACAAGCCCATTGCCAAAGTGGTGGACTATAAATTCGGCAAGTCCAAAAATGCAGACTCGACCCAGCTTGAGTTAATGGCACTTCTCGTGTTTGTGCATTACCCACAAGTCGAGACCGTAAAAGGATTGCTGATGTTTTGTGCTGAGCAAAAGTATATAGAGGCCGAGTTTCATCGGGAGGACATCCCCCAGATGTGGCAGAACTGGATGCCAGATGTTAAAAGACTAGAGTCCGCTATGGATTCAGATACATGGAACCCCAATCCGTCAGGCCTGTGCAAGGGGTGGTGTCCGGTCAAGACATGCCAGCATTGGTCGCCAAAGAGATAAATTATGGCTAGAAACTACAAACGAGAATATGCGCTTTATCACGGCACCGAGGAACAAAAGAAGAACCGGGCTAAGCGCAATGCCGCACGGCGTAAGTTGACAAGAGATGGCACGGTGTCTAAGGGCGATGGTATGGACGTAGACCATCGCAAGCCCTTGAGTAAGGGCGGCACAAACAAGCGGAGCAACCTTCGCGCAGTGAAGGCTGACTCTAATAAATCATTTGCAAGAAACCCAAACAAGTCTATCCGTACCCGAAAAACTTAGGACGTGGTAGGCTACCAAATGTGATGTGCGCTAGGGGTTAGCGCCCTAGTAGTATTGTGTGTTTTAACATTGTGGGGCTACACAATGTTGGGTTCGTCTACAACCCGTGCTGTATCGGGGGGCACATCACCTTAACTCTAAACACCGGTTTGGAGCGATTTGCTATGGAGAGAGTAAATGGAAGTAATCAATGACGTAGCACTGAAGCTACAGCTACGCCACCCGCAAAAGGTTTTAAGCGTCATCCCCGACTCAAAGCTGATCGAACAACACGAGGATGGAAGGGGGGTGGTGATAGTAAGGTGGGGGGTAGAACAAGCACAAGTTCTAAAAAACCTAAACATCAAAAACGTGCCATCACCGATCTCACGCAAGTACGCATGGCCCGGTTCCCGAACCCCGTTCGCGCACCAAATCCAAACTTCCAGTTTTCTCACGTTGCATAGACGTGCGTTCGTGTTTAACGATGCAGGGACAGGCAAATCGGCCAGCGTGATCTGGGCGGCGGACTACCTGATGTCAAAGAAAATTATCAACCGAGTGCTGGTGATATGCCCCATGTCTGTCATGCAAGCGGCGTGGATGGGTGACCTGTTTCAGACCGCTATGCATCGGTCAGCCGATATAGCCCACGGTTCGAGGGAGAAGCGCAAGCAGGTTATTCGGGGCGATGCCGAGTTTGTCATCATTAACTTCGATGGCGTGAAGATTATGAGCAAGGAAATTGCTCAAGCAGGTTTTGACCTTGTAGTCATTGATGAAGCTAACTACGTCAAGAATGCAAACACAGATCGGTGGAAAGCCATTAACGGATTGATTAGACCATCGACATGGCTGTGGATGCTCACCGGAACACCTGCGTCTCAGTCACCAACCGATGCGTTTGGCTTGGCCAAGATGATGAACCCAACGTCTGTACCTAGATCATTTAACTTATTTCGTGATCAGGTTATGACCAAGATCAGTCTGTATAAGTGGACCCCCAAGAGCGATGCCATACATAGGGTTAACCAAATCTTACAACCGGCCATACGATTCACTAAAGACGAATGTTTGGATCTCCCCGACATCATTTACACCACCCGAGATGTACCCTTATCGTCACAACAGAAAAAACTATATGACCAACTACGCAAGTCGATGGTGGCTAATTGTGCGGGGGAGACAGTCAGTGCGGTCAACGCCGCCGTGGGTTTACAGAAGTTGGCGCAAGCCAGCGCAGGTGCGGTGTTTACAGACAACGACAAGGTGATTGAACTAGACATCGCCCCCCGCTACAACGTACTTACCGAAGTGCTGGACGAGGCCCCCGAGAAAGTGTTGGTGTTTGCGGCTTACACGCATGTATTAGACCAATTACACGAAAAGCTAACCGGCGATGGTTATACGGTTGAGATGATCCGAGGTGACGTTTCTGCAACACGCCGGGCAAAAGTCATTGATGATTTTCAAAATAAATCGGACCCCCGTGTCCTACTCATACAGCCCCAAGCCGCATCACACGGTGTCACCCTACATGCCGCAAGCACCATCGTGTGGTGGGGGCCGGTGTTTTCCTACGAGACATATGTGCAAGCAAACGCTAGAATCCACCGTGCAGGTCAGACAAAGAAATGCCGTGTTGTTCGATTACAAGGCAGTCCTGTAGAGAGGCTTCGGTTCGCGCATTTGGATAAAGCCGAAGACACCAATGAGTCGTTGTTAAAAATGTTCAAGGAGGTGTTGACAATGTAATTATATGGGGTTACAATGTAGTTCATGGAGAGATTTTTAAGGAGAGCAGTATGCAAGCAGATAAATTAGTTAAAGCTTATATCCGCATCCGTGACGCACGGGCGGCACTAAAGGCTAAGTACGATCAGGAAGATGGCGAGCTTAAAGAAGAGTTACAACAGCTTGAGTCCCATATCCTGACCCTTTGCAATAGCACCGGTACGGATGGTCTACGCACCCCCTATGGCACAGCCAGCCGCACGGTAAAGACGAGGTACTGGACAGGCGATTGGGGTGCAATGCACCAGTTTATTCTGGATAACGATGCCCCTGATCTTTTAGAGCGCCGCATTGCTCAAGCGCCTATGAAAGCTTTCTTGGACGAGCACCCCGATAAGCGACCTGTGGGACTCAACGTGGATCAACAGTATGCGATCACGGTCAGGAGAAAGTAATGACACCGACTATCCCATATTTAAAAGAGCCGTTATATTCTGCCGATGAGGTCGCCCACATGCTAGGTGTTAGCAGGCAGACGATTTTGCGGCAGGCTAAGTCAAAGAAAAGCCCTATCCCATGCATCGTGGTGGGCAACAACTACAGGTTTTTTATGAGCGACATTTTGAAGTATTTCAGTATCGACCCTAGCAAGGTTGTAATCCCCGACACCGCTGACGCATCCCGTCAGTTGGTGAATTCCCACCCAACTCAAGCCAATCAAGGAGAGGTTAAATGAGTGAATTGAAATTGTTTGACAACAACGCCCTTCCCGAACACCTGCGTAACATCGAACTAGATGACGCGACAAAAAGCTTAGCAGGCGGTTCTAGCCCCCCGCGCATCTCGATCAAAGGGTCGGTGTTTCGTAAGGTCGTTAATGGCGAGGAGGTCATGCGTAATGAAGACCGAGCCATGAATGTCATCATTGTTCGCCCCGCCGCTACCGAGTACCGCACGTTTTATGACGGTGCTTATAAAGAGGGTGAGAACCGTGGTCCTAGCTGTTGGTCTTCAGATGGGGTGAAACCAGACGAATCCGTTGCCACACCCCAGAACAGCACATGCGAAGGTTGCCCGCAGAATATTAAAGGTTCAGGTGCAGGTGAAGGACGTGCTTGTCGCTTTAGTCGATGGACAGCAGTTGCTCTAGAAAATGATTTGGACGGTGATATCCTGCAAATGATTTTCCCGGCTCAGTCTATTTTTGGTAAAGGCGAGAATGGCAAGCTACCGCTTCGTCAATACGCCAAGTTCCTTGCAGGCCATAAACTTCCTGTGACCGCAGTGGTGACCGAGATGCGTTTTGATACGGACTCCGCTACGCCTAAGCTAACATTCAAGCCGGTGCGACCCTTGAACAAGGAAGAGTTTGAGAAGGTTAAAGAGTTGGGAGAATCTTCTCAGGCTATTAATGCTGTTACCATGAACTTCCGTTCGCCAGAGCCAAGCGACTCGTCTGCTACTGAACCATTTGTTCAAACGCAAAATGAGTCCGCAAGCGAGCAAACCGATGAACCTGCACCCAAGGTCAAGAGCAAGAAGACCGCTACCCAACCGGCGGACATTCAGTCTACCCTTGATAAATGGGCTGACGACTAAGCAGTAAATCACAGAGGGGGTTCGCCCCCTCTGCTTAAAGGGAGAGATACATGCAGGGTTACACGATTAAATTTCTGCACATTGTGCAGAGTCTAGCTAAACGATACCCAGACCGCCCCGTGTTTAAGTTGGCTGAGAAAGCCATATCTTCGGGGGTTTCTATTGTAGACATTGCAGACCACATGAACGTATCACGTCAAAGTGTATACAAGTGGTTTCGAGGCGAGACCGCCATGCGGGATCAAGATGTCGAGAAACTGGAACAATACCTAAAGAATTTCTAAGGCGGCGTTATGGATTTGAAACGCTTTTTCAGCTTGGTACTGCCAAGCGGGGGTTTTTTCTGCTGTGCAAAGATAGGCCCCAGAGGTATCGACCCTAAGTTCTCTGAGGACATTACCCAGATTCTTGCGTGGGCTACCAATACCGCCGCTAAAGAAAATGTGTACTACACCCCGTTCTCAATGTTGGACGATAGCACCCGCAATCAGGACAACGCTAAATCCACACGAGCCTTTTGGCTGGACATTGATGTGGGTAAAGCCAACAAGAGCAAGAGCTACGATTCCTATGCGGAGGCCGAAACTGCGGTCAGCAACTTTATCCGTGACTCCGGTTTACCTGACCCATTATGGGTTGATTCGGGTATGGGTATTCATCTGTATTGGGTGGTGGACATTGATATATCCCCCGGCCTATGGTTACCAGTTGCCAAAGCTTTGCAGGCGATGGCTCATGACCAAGGGCTAAAGATCGACACAGGTGTGACCACAGACAGCGCTCGACTGATGCGGGTTCCTTACACCACAAACTACCCCAAAGATGGTTCTGATCCGGTACAGGCTTCGATTCGTAACGAGGACTACACCCCACTGGATTTTGTGTCGTTTATCGACTTGTTTGATATTGAGGAGCAAGAAGATGCGGAAGATGCAGATGACTTGGGGGACTTAGGGTTTGAGGTTCCGGAGCATCTAAAGGATTATGTTCCCCCAGAGTTCGACAACCAACGCACATCATTCAAAAAGATTTTGGAACATGACCCACCTTGCGCTCAGGTTGTGCATATGGTCACAAACCGAACCAGTCTTGAAGAGCCGATGTGGAGAGGTGCTTTATCTATCGCTCAAGTTTGCGAGGATAGGGACAAAGCTATCGAGGCGGTATCAGAAGACCACCCCGATTACACGTTTGCTAAGGCATCGAAAAAAGCCGGACAGACTAATGGTCCTTATACATGCGCCACGTTGGAGGGACTGAACCCAGCAGGATGTGATGGGTGTCCTCACAAGGGCAAGATCTCTACGCCAGTTCAGTTAGGCACGTATGTACCTGAGTCTGAGACGGAAGAAGATCGTGTCGTGCAAATACCACTTAATGGGTCTAAAGATGATACGCAGGCATTTGCACGGTTTGTTATCCCTGAGTACCCAGAGCCGTACTTCCGCCCCAAAGGAAAGCCCGGCGTGTGGAGGTACAACAAGGGCACTGATGAGGATGGGGAGGCAAAAAGACCTACTCTTGTTTGTGAATATGATTTTTATGTAATACGAAGAGTGCGTGACCCGGAAGTGGGTGAGGTACTTTGGTTTCGTGTCCACTTTCCGCAGGACGGGGTACACGAGTTTTCTATGCCCTTGACAGACGTTGCCGCAAAAGAGCGACTGCGCGACACATGCGCTAAGAATGGGCTTTTATTTTCGGACACAAAGCATATAACCGAGTGCTTTCATTATGTCCAATCATGGTTAAGGAGTTTACAGATGGATAGGCAGGCAGAAAAAGTTCGCATGCAGATGGGTTGGACAGACGATGACTCGTTTGTACTAGGGACACGGGAGTTTTTGTATGGATACCCTGTGGGTCAGGACATTGAGTACGCACCCCCCGCGCAACGTAATATACATATTGTGGATGCCTTGAGCGAGAAAGGTTCTATGGATAGGTGGAAAGAGATTGTCCAGTTTTACAATCAACCCGGCATGGAGCCATTCGCATTCACGCTGTTTTTGAGTATGGGTTCCCCACTCATGCATTTCACCAATCTTAAAGGGGGTGTGTTGAATCTTATGAGTCCTGAATCCGGTGTGGGTAAGTCGTCTGCGCTCATGGCCGCCAATAGTGTATGGGGACATCCGGTGGACCTTATGCTTCAGGTTGACGATACACCCAACGCTCGTTGGCACCGTGCGGGGGTTATGCAGAACCTGCCGATCACGATTGACGAGATCACCAACATGAAGGCATTGCAGTTGTCCGATCAGGTGTATGCATCAGCCAGTGGTCGTGGCAAAAACCGCATGATGTCTCAAACCAACGCTGAGCGACAGAACTTCACGTCATGGAAAGCGCCTACCATTACTACATCCAATAGCAGTATTTACGAGAAGCTACAGTCGGCCAAAGACTTCCCCGAGGGTGAGCTGATGCGGGTGCTGGAAGTGCGGGTTGAGCGCGTAGCCGACATCCCCAAGGGATACACCGATGTACTTTTTGCCGGTTTGGAACACAACTATGGTCTCGCAGGGGCATCACTTATTCGACACTACCAAGCCTATCGGGATGAGACGGTTGCTCACCTTGCACATACGCAGGCCCAGATTGATGCCAACGCCAAGCTAACTCAAAGAGAACGTATCTGGTCGGTGTTAAGCGCAATAGCTATAACAGGGGGTTCTATCGCCAAGCAACTAGGGCTTCATAATATTTCGGTTGAAGCAGTCTCAGACTGGGCAAGGCAGTTACTTGTAGACAGTGTGGAGAAAGTTGACTTACTGACAAACTCGCCCGAAGAGACAGTTGCTCTATATATTGCGGAGTTTTACAACAACCGTCTAATCATTAACGGTGCCTCCCCCGCTAATAGCAGTATGCCGGTATCCCCCATACAAGAACCGCGAGGCGACCTTCGCATTCGATTTGAACCCGACACACGTAATCTGTTCATTGTGTCTACGCCATTCAAACGTTGGTGTGCTGAGAAGCAGTTGCACTTTGGCACGTTCATGGGTGACATGAGAAAGCGTGGTGTTAAGGTAGAGATGATAAAAAAGCGTATGGGTAAGGGGACCCATCTGGATGTCGGACCCGTCTCGGCTATCCGTCTTGAGCTACCTAAGTCTTGGGACGATGGTTATGTTAAAGAAATCGTCAAGGATTGATGGCTTGCTGGTCATATTTTGAGGTTGGAAAGGTTATCTACAGATTATGCTGGGATAACCTTTCCTATGGCGATTTTGTATTTATCCCCTGCGTCTATAGTTTGCCGATAGTAGAACGCTTAAAACGCGATGCACAGAAATTTGACACAGTAATCAAGATTGAAATAGGGGAATATGGGGGAAAGTGGGGTGTTGGCTTCTGGCGACTTTAAGTGCTAAAATTACCCCGTGACGGAAGTCTCCGCCGTCATAGATCTCTCCTAGATCTCTCCTTGGGTTGGATGCCCAGCCCCCGCTCCGGCGGGGGCTTTTTATTTGAGCAGGTCGTTTCTTGTCCTACGAATATCCCCCAAGACTTCATTGATCAGTTTATCTAAACTGATTAACTGCTCGGTCTTTTCTTCAGGCGTTAGCGCATCGTTGGACTGGATGCCTTGCCGGATGCCGCGAAACTGACGTAACTGGCGTACCCGCAAGTTGACATAGGGTGCCGCCCCCAACAACGCCCCGTTCTCTTCCATAAACTGCACAGCCGCTTCCGGGTCGGTCTTTAGTAACGTATTTCTGTCCGCAATCGCCTGCGATACTTTGTTGCGGAATTCATAGAACTCATCTTTGGTGCGGTTACCCACCGGTGCCAACAGGCCGATGTTGATCAACGGGATACGACTCAGTTCCAATGCAGGCCGGTCCGGATTGATGACCGCATTAGCCACATTCATAGACGAGGAATACATCAACCCAAAATACCCCCGCAACAAATTGTCCACCTTAATGGGTGATACACCCATCGCACTGCCGATCTCCTTGGCAAGCTCTGAGGTGTAGGTGGTGTACTGTAATTCAGGCGAACGGTTTTGCAGGTACTTTGGCACCAACTCACGACCGGTAAATGTCGAGAAGTTAGTCCAGTTCTCCAGCGGGGCTTTCAACAACGTTGGAGCAGGCAACATGCCATAGTCGGTTGCGGCGGCTCGTAGGTAGCTAAATACTGCCTCGGATACTGGCTTAGCTTCGCCCTTTGCGTCCTCTTTGAAATACTGGATTGCCCGTTCGGGTATGGACTTAAAAATAAATCCAAATTCAGTTGGCACGGGAAGTTTAAACGGCTGGTCTAGCCCAAATGCTTTACTCAAGCCGCTTGGCAAAATCCAGTTTTTGTCACGCACTTCATCACTGGCCTCTTCGTAATACTCGTCACCTGACATCAACCAAGAGTAGAGAATACCAACCCCAGCCATATACCCCATGCGACTTATAAACATAATGATCGCTTTACCCTTACTAGCCCCGGTAGA